GGGCAAATCGAGCATTTTTGGCTAAGCCCTGCGGACTTCTTGGCTATTTTCGTTACGTTTTTCATTGGATTTTTAAATTAATTATTACGATTTCTTTCCGCTGCGACTTCACTCATACACATCTTGCACCAGGAGGTGAGACATCGGTATTCCTTATCCCCACATCTGACAGTCCTGTTATAAAACCGGTGGAGCGGAAGGGAATGTCCGCAATGCAGACAAACCTTTCTTCCGGCTTCCGTACCGGCAACCGTCTTGGCTTTACGGTGTACAAGCGTACATCCCCTGCATTCATCCAGTCTGCCTTTGTACTTCCGGCATTTGTGCAGGGAGATGCGCCCGCATGGAGCGAATTTCTCGCAGTCGAATCTGGGTTCTGTGTGATAGATGTTCATGCAGTAAGTTTTTTGATCAGACTCATGTTCTTCTCCACCAGCCGGATAATGCAGTCATGATACTCCGATGTTCCGTTGCATACGGCTCTTGACTGTACTATCTGAAACGATTTAAGATTGACTTCAACAGTTTCAATACGTTTACTACCTATCCGGGCAGAAAGGATAAGGGAATCCTTCTTCTTGAAATATTCATTTGAGAAAACACAATGGTGCATGATTTCTCCTTCCTGCTGAAATTCCTCAAGGCTTTTCAACGGTATCACTACTATCTTGCCATCCGACAGTTTCAAATCAAAGAATTTCGATTTCTCTTTAATGTAGTCTTCGGCATATTTCTTAAGCTCAAGCAACCGCTGCATATCACGTGCCTTGCGCGCCTTTTCATCATCACGCTTTTTCTTTGCCACATATAAGTCATGGGCTTTTTTCAGATTCGTAGGGCAAACATAGTAAGCGTTATGCAGGTCTTTATGATAACGTTTCAGCAAGTCCAAATAATCAAACCACATCGAAGCATCCTTTATTTTATACTTATTCCGAAGACAGATTTTTATAGATGGCCAATAGTCATTAATTTTATAACGTTCCCTATGCCAATAACCCAACAAATCATATCGCCTTGCCTTAAGAAGCGTTTCAAGCTTTGGATTAGCAGGAATAATATTAATTGCATCAAGAAATGACAGTCCATGAAGTCTGTAATCTATTCCCATCCTTGTGTATTGCGGTTTGAATACAGAATCCGGATGGTATTTATCACAGCAAACATCATTATCTTCGATATAATAATACGATCCCACAGTTTTGTTACGAATTTCAAGATTTCCACACCAACCACTACAGCCTGTATTTCTTGCAAGAGCCATCACTTCCCGTTTTCCATCGTCTTTAATCCAATGTTGAAGCACTTCCCGAATAAAATAATGAGGTTCCCTGCCTTCACGATAATAAGCATATAGTTCAAAGCATCGGAGAACCTGGAACTCTTCACATATATCCGCCTTTCCTATTCTTATAAACTGCTTATTAGTACGTTTCCTCGACCATTCTATTTTTAAGGATGCACCGCAACGAGGACAAACGGCACGCTTGCGCTTTACAAGTTCTGCAGAAAAACGTTCTCCGCATTCCATACATATGATACGGGACTTGGTAGCATATCCTATATGGTCTAGGCAATCATTATTCGCCCACTCAGCCATCATACTTTCTATATCAGGTAGCTGGCTACTCAAACTAACTACCCTAAACTGTAATTTCGTTCTCGGTTTCATGATTAGAACAAGCTCATTTGTTGTACATTATCATCCGCTTTCTTTCGGACGTTTTTCTTCCTGAGTGTCTGGTATTGTTCTTCCGCCAGCCGTGCGATTGCTTTGTCACGTGCCGCTTTCTTATCTTCTTCGGTGAGTTCCACAGGTTTGGCGGAGGATGATACGGACGTTTTTTCTCCGGCAGGCAGCCGGTTTATTTTGATATCGTCCTCATCATAGTAGTGCACTGCCATCCCGTAGACCTCCTCGTCTGAAATCGCTACGGCGTTACCACGCTTCCTGGCTTCACCCATGATATAACTACAGCATTCATCAATGCTTTTCTTCTCATTCGCATATTTGGGGGCGAACAGTGAATCTTCTTCCGCCCGTTTGTCCAGATAGGCTTTGATTGCCTGTTTGAAACTTTCATTACTTGCCATGGTTACTTAATTTTGAAGTGGTTGATAATATTTATTTGTGATTGATTCTGATGTTATACTCGCATAAGAATTTTCCTATATCGTCGCTTGCTATATTGGGGGGTGGTGCATTATCTCCGTATATAGCCCGTATTGCATCCTCATTTCTCCCGTATGCCTTCCAATAGGTGTAGGCAGTATGGTTATTGGGAACGTTAGGAAAAAGTTCTGTGAAGGCGCTGAAATCGTTTTTAGCCTTTTTTTTGAGCTCCTGAATGTTTTTTACTCCCTCAATCATGGCGCACGCTGCATCTTCTATCCGGGTGAAACCTTTTTGGGATTGTTTCATGGCGGTTTCATTGGACAGTTTGACGTGCTCGTCTCTTCTATCCCTGCAAAAGTCCGATAGGGCTACCATAATGGACTGGTTGTTTATCCTGTTTCCCCAGACGAACTGTCCACGGCTCCCGTTTTTAAGCTGTGTGAAGAATATGCAAAGCTCGGCCAGATTGAGAAAATAATAGCTGGCCAATATGCTTAGCGCCGTTTCGGCAAGTTGTTGAGGTGCGATATCAATGCCTGCGTATCGGAGGATTGATTGCAGGTGCTCTGTGATAATCCTGACTGATGTGGCGTTGCCGAAGACAACATTGATGTCCGCAAGGGTGGGAATACCCTCAATCCTGATTGCTTGTGCTAATGTCAGGTTACAATTCAGCTGGGCTTGCGTGCCGGACCAGTTGTCAACCAATTGGGAGGCTGTTGATCCATTTCTCAAGGTCTGCTGGAGCGGTGTCAGTGTCTCCGGCTTTTTCCTGGATTGAGGTATCTGTCCTGGGGACATTATCACAGTGATCTGTTTTTGTAGGCTTGTTTCCATTTTGAAGTCTTTTTTCGATTATCCAAAGGTTAGCCCGGCTGTCCCATCGTTCAATTTTAGCCCCGTTGGTGTTTTTCCAGCTTAGCGCATCGAAGTGGTAGAAGAATATCTCCGCCTGCTGCTCCCAGTCCGGGAGCTTGTCACGGAAGTAATCTTTCACCTGTTCCAGGGTAGGGGCTATAAATTCGGTTTTTGGTTTTGAAGGCTTCTTTTTAGGTTTTTCCTGCTCGGGCTTAAATAACTCGCTAGAGTTATTATTATCTTTACTCTTAAGTCTTATATTAATGTTAGCCTTTTTACTTAAAGGTTTACTTAAGTCATTACTTAAGAGTTTACTTAAGGGTTTACTTAAATCATTTAAGTAATAAACGGGCGATTTCGCATTTTTCTTACCTGACTCAAACTGTAGTAAACCTTTTTGCTGTAATCTGTTCCTGACTTCAATTACGGTTGGTTCTGATATACCGGTTGCGAGGACGATTCGTCTGTTGGGACACTCAAACGGATTCTCCCAACCCCGACTATTGCACTCGTTCAAAAGGAAGAAGTACAAATAAACTTCGTTCGAGGAAAATGCTACACTCTGATGTGTCTTCCAAAATTGGTTTACGTAATCTATATAAGTCATTGTAGGTAAGAATTTACTTCGTTTATGAACTCCTGTAGTGAATGGCAGATAACATACTTGTTTTGGTATCTCTCTGCTTCTGTCTGCCACGTTCGTTGGTGCTCGCTCTGTGTACCCTTCGGTGTCTTCATCTCTATACAGAGGGAAGCCCATCCCTTTTTGGGTATGAGCAAAATCAAGTCTGCTACACCTCTCACTGCTCCTTCATACTTCATCCGTGCTCCTGTCTTGGCATCACGTTTGCCACCGTTGGGCACTGCAAAAAGCATACGAGCCAGTTTGGGATATTGTAACCGGAACCATACCAAACAATCATGTTGTATTTGGCTTTCTGATAATGGTGTTGTCTGTTTCCTCATATTCTTCCGTTGAATAGGTTCATTGCCATATCTACCACATTCTCCTTAACTACATCATCCGTCCCTGTCACTCCGTTGGCTATTCCTTTTTTGGTCTGAATGACATCATACATATATTTGTCGATAGTATCCTTTCCAAGATAGTAGTAACAGTTTACGTTGTTCTTTTGTCCGTTCCGATGTGCTCGGTCTTCTGCCTGCTCACAATCGGAGAAAGTCCATGGGAACTCGATAAACGCCACACGGCTGGAAGCTGTCAATGTAAGACCTGTACCTCCTGATTTGTAGTTAAGGATGATCAGCTTGCAAGAAGGGTCGTTTTGGAATCGGTCTACCGCTGTCTGTTTTTGAGTAGCATTGTCTTCGCCTGTAACGGTGACAGCTTCAGGGAATATCTTCTTTAATTCCTGTACTACTTCTTTCAGGTAAGCAAAGACTATCAGTTTCTCACCTCCGTCAATCACGTCATGGATGAATTCGGAAAAGACTTTGATTTTTCCCCTGGCTGATATGGCTTTCAATATTCCCATTTTCACCATTACCTCGCCTCTTAATGCCTTGGCCACCTTTTCATCGTCCGCATTCTTGTAAGTTCGGAGATACTGTATCAGGTCGGCTTCCGCTTTGTCGTATTCTTTGCGATTGGATATGTCCACCTCTATATATTGGCGTGACTTGTCCGGCAACTGAGTGAGTACCTTGGCCTTTTCGCGCCGGAAGAAGCAGGTCGATGATAACCTCCAGTTCAGTTCTTTCACATTGCTTGACTGTTTAGGTCCATCGCAGAACCTCTCTACGAAATACTTGTATCCTCCGAAATCCTCTAATCGTCCCATTATCTTGAGTTGTTGTATAAGGTCTGTATTGTTGTTCACTACTGGGGTTCCCGTCAGTTCCAAGATATATTCTTTGCCTTTACATATTCCTTCTACGAACTTGGATTGCTGGGTCTTGGTGGATTTGCACTTGTGTGATTCGTCAATGACTACGGATTTGAATAACGATATTCGCGGGTCAAACTCAATGGATTTCATGGTAAACCGTGCTTCCTCCTTTACTTTAAGTACAAAAAACTTTTTCAGTGATTCATAATTTGTTATGAATATGTTGCAGCATTTAGTCTCAAAGAAACGGTGCCAGCTGGCTTTATTGCGATCATCCAGAATCATGGCATTTTTTCCGGCAAATTTCTTAAATTCACGTTGCCAGTTTATTTTCAATGCGGCCGGACAAATGACAAGGCACGGATACGCTTTTGCTATCGTAACCGTGCCTATTGCCTGTAATGTCTTTCCCAGTCCCGGTTGGTCCCCGAATATGCACCGCTTGTGCTGTAGCGCATAAGCGATGCCTTCTTTCTGATATTCGTACGGTTCCAACAGCAATCCGTGTGGAACCGTAAGTTTTGGAAGGTCGGGAATAGTATAGTCATTATACTCTCTTGTTGTCACTTTGTGCTGTACCCGGCTGCATATCTTTGTCTGTACCGCCCAATCTGCCATCATCCTCACGTATTCCTTATCTTGTAGAGATACCTTCCAAGCTTTTTCGTCAGCGATATAGGCTGCCCGGATATTCTGTTTTACACTTGGAATCCGTTTGACTAGCTCCACTAATCTTGGATGATATGGGAAGGCTAGTTTGAAGCAGTTGGGGGTAGTAGTTACGCAAAATGGGGACGGCGGTATCATGATGCAAGTTGTTTGACTTTACGTGGTTTACGTGATTTAATTTTCTTTCCGTTCATTATTATGTCAACCCCTGCATCATTCATAGCCTGCTGGAATTCCGCAACCTCTTGATTGAAGTCTGTACCGGCTTCTGGAATGGCGTCCGGTTGTACGTCTGCGTTCGCCGTGTCTTCCTCAAACGGAAGTTCCTGTTGTACAATTCGCCATTTTTTGTTGAACAGATACTCTTTGACTTCGAACTCACAGGATTGGATTTCCTGCTCCAGCTCGAAGGCATTGATATACGATTCATTCTCATTATTGAACATGGTGAACGGAGCGCATAGGTTCAGAACTTTTCCTGTTTTGAGAAAACGTTTGGCTATCAGAGTAACCCCTTCATTATCTCCATCTCCGCCAATGGAATACCCTGTAACGTCAAGCACCTGTCCTATGATATCAGGCACTTCATCTACTGATTCTATACCGTCCACTTCTTTCTGTTCTGTAAGCAAAGCGGCGTGGGGATTCAGCTTGCTGAACGCATTGATAAGGTCTGATGTTACCAGGTTCTTGCCTTCTACGGTGGTTGTACCATTCTCATCCTTGTAGGTGGCCACCAAGGTACTGTCCTTGGTGATTTTAGCTTTTATGATCTTCATTATCTTCTATATTTATATTCGTTGACAAATTCGTTATAATAACGGTCTTCCGGAAGGGGAAGTGTTATTCCCAGTTCCGTGGCTGCATCTGCTTTGACCTTATTCAAAAAGTCCGTCATTTGCAGTGTATTCAGTTTCGATGTGCTTCCGGCTATGACCGTTTCTTTTCCTTTGATAATGGTTGTCCTTCGTAGATATAGGTTGCAGTAATAATCGTGTACATCCTGTTTGTCCGTTCCTGTTTCCTGTTCGATACAGGTAAACCAAAGCCACATCAGGGCGTTTTGACTTAATGTGCGCGGCTCTGTGTAACGTTCGATAATTAACCTGTAACGACCGTTACGGAGCTGCGAGCACATGAAATCAAAGGACTTGTTCAGTGTTACCACACCTTTTTCTTTTATAAGGATAGCTTCTTGTGCCATTATTCCAGTCCGAAAATCTTCTTGTCCGTGATAGATTCTCTATTAGCTTCCAAAAACTCTATGAAATGTTCTACGTGTGCCGTGAGCAGTTTCACTGTCTGTTCGTGATTGTAAGTATAATATTCCGGATATTGCGTACCACTGATAAGCGGTGTGCGGCTGGTACCGCCTTTCAGCGCATAAGCCGTAAACTCAAATGCCTTTATGTTTTCCATCTGACCGGAAGCAATTAGGCAATAAGGGTAGACATGGCGCTGCCACCCGTGGGCGTATTTGCCGAACTCGTATTTAGATGTGGATTTTATGTCATAAACAATATCCTTTCGGAGTTCGTCGATAAATCCGTATAACTCCACATTTCCGTACTGGGTAGGAAGAATGGCGGATACATAGACCTGACTTAATGAGCCTTTGAAATACTCTGCCTGTTCTATACACCATTGTCTGTCGAAAAGGAAATGCCGTGCAGGTGCGATATCCGTTGCGGGGAAAGCTACTTGTATGGTATTGGTTTCCTTATCGCCAATGATGGAGTAGGGGGAACGCTCTGTCGGCACGTGATTTTCGCAATGGACATAGCAGTCAATGATAGCATTGAAGGCTGTTCCCTTGTCGGCTGCTTCACTCTCAAACGGTACACGGTTGATAGCATCCAGAAGGTCTTGCTTCAGGCTCTCTTCGATTTCTTCCGGAGAGCGTTTATACTCTCCGGTTTCATTATCAATGTTCCAGAAGTTTTCCACTTCTTCATCAGCTCTCAGATACTTGTCGAATTTGTCAAGTAATGAGGGATAGATTTTATAACTAGGCTGCTTCATATATTTTTTTGACTTTGTCGAATTTCAACCCTAATTCCTTGCATCTTTTATTCAGTAGCATACCTGCTTGTAATTTGCTGTCGAAGATATGCTGCAGGCTCTCCAGTGATTGTTTCACTTCGTTGGCCGTGTCCGCATCCGCTACCATGGCTATCTGTTCCTTGATAACTTCCATAAGACCTTCATATTCGGAGGACAGTTCTGCCTGTTTTTCCTGATAGGTCTGATAAGTGTTTACAATCTTTGTCATAAAGTCGTTCGGTCCGGTGATTGTACCTTCTGCATTAATGATAACTGGTATCTTTATGCGTGCCGGAAGATTGCAGGTATTCTTACCGTAGAATTTCTCGCACGGATCAAAAGAGATGGTTCTGTCCTTACCTATGGCTTCCATATAGCCTACAAGATCAAGCTCTTTAATCAGGTCACCGGCAGAAGAACCTCCGATTTCCGGGCGTATCTGTTTGTCCTCTCCGTTCTTTTCCTCGCGTTCATGGGCTACGAATATTACTGATTTACCCATTAGTGTGACTTGGTTTACGAAGTTGATGAACATATTCTTTCGTACTCCATATCCTTGCAGGGACAGTGTGCCATCCGCTTTCTTCATTTTGGGATTGTTTTTCATTATATATTTATCCATGAAGGATAACATTTTTCCTGCCGTATCAATAACGAAGGTCTTGTATTCGACAATTTCTCCGCTCGTAAGAACTTCATCCACCTCTTCCCATTTGGAAATTTGTACGGTGTCTACACGGTGGGCTGCATTCACACGGTGAACGCCACCGTCAAAGTCCAGGAGTAGTGGCTGGGGAGAGCTTAACGCCAGTGTGGTCTTTCCCATACCAGGTTGTCCGTAGATTAATGCCGACAGGGCATTCTTAACTGTCAGTTCGTTAGGTTTTTTGATAAGTCCCATAATCAATAATTTTTAGTGGTTAATAAATGAGTTTAAAAAAATAGTTCCCGGATAGTCGGCCAGGACACACCGGGATAAATAAGGATATAGAATATAACATATAAAGAGGGCTCTCACCTCACGCTGTCCTTTCCAGCGGCTTTGGGTTAAATTATTATCTAACAAATTCTCTCTGCTTCACTGCCTTGAAGTCTCTAACATGGCTACGTTTAAAGGGTGTACGGCTCCCTCTCTTTGGGTGTGGGTAATACAGGATTCGAACCTGTATCTGTATTCCTCCTGAAAACAATCACAAACCGTCTGAACGTAAAGAAAAAAGTGAATACCGCTTTTCCATTAAGCTAATTACCCGTGTGGCTTATGCCACTTTCTTTTTTAATTTTCTAGGCTTCCTTGGTATTTTGACCTGTGCATAACGCAGGACATCACTGGCATTGCAGAACCATTTCCCGTTTTGTGCGCATGTAGGCTTGTCGGAACGTATTTTGTTTTCTTCGATCAGTCTGATAAGCCTTCCTATGCCTCCAACTATTTTGGCCGCTTCTCTTTTACCGAATGTATGGGTGTCCATGATGGCTAGGATGTCTGCTAGCCGTGCTTCTGCCGTTCCATCAAATAAGATGGATGTCCGTAGTTGGTTGTTAACTGTATAGTTCATAATCTGAATCTGTTTTTGTTCGTCTTGTTCTTGATACTTGGGTGGTTCTTGTCTTTGCTCTGCTGCATTGTCTCATGTCGGGATGAAAATCCAATGCGGCAATGACAAGGAACAGGATGGAGAAGAATATCTCAAGCCCGTGTTTACGTATCTCTTTTATATCGAAGTTGATCTTCATGCGCTCACAGAACATGTATAATACAAGCTCGGTATCTTTGGAAATACCCAGCTTTTTGTATATATCCCGCTTCTGTGCTTTGATGGTCCATTCCGAGCGTTGCAGACTGTCGGCTACTTCCTTGTCGGCCAAACCCTTGCAATATTGTTCGGCGACAAGATGCTCGCGCTCTGATAGCGTAATCATGACACACGCTGGATTTTAAACTCTCCGCGCTTGCGGTCAACCTCTCCTGTTCGTTTCCAATCGGCATTTTCTACACACATCTCCAATCTTAGTCTGGAAATGGTTGTGTTGACGGAAGATATCGCACGCACAGGGAACACAACGATATCACCTACCTTCATTGCTCTCAATGTGGCCGCCCAATTTTCTGTTACTTTTACCATATTACTTCAATTTAGCGAGTTTAACGATGTTGTCTAGAGCATTAATGCTGCTTTCGTGTCGTGCCTGTAGGCGGGTGAACGAATCTAACCACATGTCGCTCTGTTCCTTGACTTCTTTAAGGTCTTGTTCCAGTTCTTGCACACGTCTTACAAGGTCTTCGTGTGTCATGCTTTGTAATTCTTCTACTGTTGTCATAGCTTTATTTTTTTTGATTTTCAATATTGTCAAGTTCGTTGCTTATCACTAATGATGTTACCGCGAAGGCGGTGGATGCTATCCAGAACCATACGCCCATATCGCACATGGTAATAAGGAGTATCGCGTATGATACTGCGCATAATATTGATATTGCTTTCATTGTCATAAGTAGATATTATTAGTTTGTGCCCCGATAACCTCTCTCTGGTCTTCCCACCGGAGTTGTCAGCTACTGTTCTTCACTGCATAACCGTTCGGGGCATGATTGCCCTTACTTCGCCCGGCTGCTTGCATCGACCTTGTTACAGGCTGCTTGCTTCGACCGTTAGTTCTCGCGTCCTCTATGCTGGGATTGAGGGTAAGCGCCAGTATCGCTTTCTGGAACGGATTGCTAAGGGCAATCACTCCATGTAGTTCCTGCCATACCTTTTACGGATTGTTTCCGGTATCGAGACCGGACAGGATAATCCTGATTAATGTCATTATTAATCTCCGCAGTACTGGGAGCCTAAATATCCACGGCTGTTGGAGTTGTAGCAGTCTGACCATTCGGCTTTGAAAGTGACTTTTTCTGCTTTGACCGGAGTGAACACCTTGTTATTTCTTTCTTCCTGTTGTCTTGCCAGCTCTTCCTGCATTGTAACATTCAGTTTTGCCAGTTTCCATGTTGATTTCAGAACTTCACCGAAGGTCTTGCCTTGTTTCTTGCCTACATACTTGTAAGTTCTGTGGGCATCTCTCATAATCTGTCGTAAATCGAATCTTTTCATTGTCTTACCTCTTTTTAGTTAGTCAATATTTTTGCACTTCCGAACTATTTTTCGTTCCTTTGTGCTGTTGTTTATTGTTTGATGTTGCAAAGATACAGAAATATTTTCTGTAACAAACAAAACTACAGAAAATAAATCTGTGATTAACTTTAATTATCATTTATGGAATTGAAAGATTTTATAAAATCAGTTCTTTTTGATGTTACAGAAGCAGTGAAAGAATGTCAAGAAGAACTGAAAAATGGAGCAATCATATCACCTAGCAATCGTTCTGCAGAGGAAAAGGTAAGAGCGGTTAGTGGGGATTTGAAGATTTCCTATATAGATTTTGAAGTGGCTGTTTCAGCATCTTCTGAGAATTTAAACAATGGAGAAAAAACAGGAGGGGTAGAGGTAAGTGGTTCTGTAATAGGAGTTCGTTTTGGTGGAAAATTTGGAGGAAAATCAGTTAGTGAGGAAAATAAACAGGTTAATGAGAATGTCTCTAAAATTAAATTTTCAATACCTGTTATTTACCCTACGCAGCCAGTGAAAGAACGAAATACTAGGGCTAGAGCTTTTCTTCCATGACTTTGATAATCGCTTTAAGATCCTCGTAAGCATCATTGACGGCATCCTGAGGCTTGTCGCTGTGTTTGAGATAAATGAAATAAATTCTCATGAATAAGCGTCTGTGATACCAAAGTTTGATTCGTTTAAACATAGCAATATAGGTTTTAAAATTCAGTGCAAATATACAGAAAATAAATCAGTATGACAACAAAGCAGAGATTAATATCATTTTTGGCTTATCTAAAAATTAGTCAAGGTAAGTTCGAGAAAAAAGTAGGATTGTCTACCGGGTTCGTGAATAATGTGGGTGATAGCATACGTACCGCATCTTTAGATAAGATAAAGTCTGTTTATCCAGAGTTGAACACTGCATGGTTGTTGACAGGGGTTGGAGATATGTTAGATAGTGAAAAAAACAGTCTGTTCTTAAATAGTCTTAGAAGAAAAGAAAATGAAGAATCTTTTGATAAGAAAGATATAGAATATACAAAGGGTTTCACCACATATCTTCTTCCCATGTCAGCTATGGGAGGAACGCTTACGGGGTTTGCGGCTCCAGGCGCAATGCTCCAAAATTGTGAGGCTATAATTTCACCCATTGAAGATGTAGACTTTGCCATTACAGTATATGGAGATAGTATGGCACCTGAATACCCCTCAGGTTCCCGTATTTTGATAAAGAAGATAAACCCCAATATCTTTATAGACTGGGGTAAAACATACGTTTTGGACACTGCAAATGGGGTTATAGTAAAGGAACTTCATGAGTGCAAGGGTAAGGAAGGTTATGTGAAATGCCATTCGGTAAACCCGGATCCGAAATTCTCGGACTTTGACGTTCCTTTGTCAGAGGTGTACGGCGTATATCGAGTACTTATGTGTATGTCGGCAAAATAACAAGTGAAAGCAATCTGTATAATAAACTTTTAATATAAAATACTATGGATTTTAAAGATGCAATTAAACAACTCGCAGACAGAGTTGGAAAATTAAAAGATAACATTCAAACAGAAGAAGCAACAAAGAACGCTTTTATCATGCCTTTTATAAATGCTTTGGGATATGATGTCTTTAACCCGTTGGAAGTATTGCCAGAAATGACTTGTGATATTGGTACAAAAAAGGGAGAAAAGATTGATTATGCCATAATGAAGGACGATCAGCCTATCTTGCTTATTGAATGTAAACACTGGAAGCAGGATTTGAATCTTCACGACAATCAACTATTGCGTTATTTCAATGTTTCAAAGGCTAAGTTTGGATTATTGACTAATGGTATTATTTATCGTTTTTATACAGATTTGAAAGAACCCAATATAATGGATGATAAACCATTCTTGGAAGTGGACATAACGGATTTGAGGGATAATCAAATTGAAGAGTTGAAGAAATTTCATAAATCGTACTTTGACGTAGACAATATACTAAACTCGGCCAGTGAATTAAAGTATATGGGAGAATTGAAGGCTATCATTCAGGAGGAATTTTCCTCACCGAGCACTGATTTTGTGAAAATGTTTGCGACTAAAGTATATGAAGGAAGAATGTTGCAAAATATAATCGATCAGTTTACCCCTTTGGTAAAACGTGCTATTTCTTCACATATCAATGATATCATTAATGAGCGTTTAAAAGGTGCTTTAACCGTTAGTGATTCAAAAATTGAGTCGGCTCAACCGAAGCAAACTGACACTCCGGCTGAAGAAACTCAAGCAGAAAATCAACCAGAATCAAAAGTCGTTACTACAGAAGAAGAACTTGATGCTTATCGTATCGTTAAGGCAATCTGTCGGAAAAAAGTGGATATATCCCGTATAGTATATCGTGATGCTCAAACATACTTTAGCGTTTTGCTTGATGACAACAATAGAAAGCCTATTTGTCGTATGTATTTCAATACAGCTACAAAATATGTGGCTACCATTGATGAAAATAAGAAAGATGTGAAACATGTTATTGAAAGCCTTGATGATATTTATAACTATGAGGATGAATTCTTTAAGGCGATCGATATGTACGAACATAAGGAATAGGATAAAAGTTCTAGAAGATTAATTAAAGATAATTGCAGCATTAGCAAATGTATTGTTAGTGCTGCAATGTGAATATTGGAGTTTTATTATATATGGTTCAAAGCATATATAACTGTTCGTGTCAGTGGAAAAATCAAAAACACTGCCAGCTTTCACCTTCATGCAAAGGGTGGGGATGTCGATTTCTGTCTACGCCCATTGAAGAGATTCCAGCAACAATCCAGGAGAAAGCAAAGCTCTTTTCCAGAGTGTATCGGGAAGCGAAGCAAAAGGGAGTGCTGGAATGTCCGCACTACCGATCAATTTTCATAGATGAGGTGCTGGCCAATTTACCAAAGGGTGAAGTGTGTTAAATAAATGGTTTATGTTATTGTTTATTGTTTGATTTTCGTATATTTGCAATAAATCTTAATTTGAATGGGAAGTTGGAGTGAACAACAGGAAGCAAATAAAGAACGGAAAGAAAAAGATAAAACTAGACGAGATAAACTCGCAGGATATTTTTTCAACCTTTCCCAACTGACTTTTGTTGCATTGGTATTAGGTGGTGTAACTCCACTATACACTAATATTGAAGTAGGAATAAATTGGTATATATTAGTAGCCGGAATTACACTGACCATAATTTTAGCCAATATTGGAAACTTAATTTTAAAATAACACAATATGGAAATGTTAGCAGCAATATTCACCGCAGGCATTATAGTGGCAGGAGCATTTTTGATTTGGCTCAAAACCAAATCTGGGAAGAAATGGCTCGCAAGCTTATAACCCATTGAGAACTTTTCAAAGAAATAGCTATGGGAAGTTGGAGTGAACAACAGGAAGTAAAGAAGGAAGTTAAAGAAAAAGAGAAAACAAGTCGGGAAACGCTTGGTAAGTTCTTTTATGATTTAGCAAAAATATCTTTTACTGCATTAGTGGTAGGAAGTGTTGTTTCTGTTGCGACACAACAAGAAAAAGTAGAATATTGGATACTTATACTTATAGGTATTTTTGTTACCTATATATTTTCATACATAGGTTATAAAATAATAAAACAGTAATTATATGGAAGCATTAATATCTTTATTTGCGGTAATGGCTGTGATAGGTTCTATTATAGCTGTTTGGCTTAACACAAAATCCGGGAAAAAATGGCTCGCAAATCTATAG